CGGCGACCCGGCGCTTCACTGTCGATTTCTCTCCCTGCCGTCGCAAGGCTCAACTGTTGTAAGCACGGGTCCGCGCGGTGGGTACTAGGCGCAAACGGTCCGATCTAGCCCTGCCAGGGCTTGCTAAGCCCGCAGCTGCGACCCGTGGACCAGCCGAACGGAAGGCTCTCGCTGACCTCAGGGCGCTCCATAGGGCGGATGCGCTCATCCCCAACGCTGCGGCGGTTGAGGATGCGTACAGGCGGCTAGGGCGGGCTATCGACCTCGCTGACGCCGCGGATGAGGGCGGCAGGGTTGGCTATCTGGCGGGTGTGCTCACGAAGACACACGCGTACATGACGGGCGGCGGGTTGGATGTGCCCGTCGCTGGTCCTGACCCGTTCGGCTTGTCCGTGCCTGTGTTGGACCCGGAGTTTGGATGACGTGCCCGGCACGGTTCGCGACCGCCCGCACACCGACCCGTCCGACGTTCGGACCGCAAATCGAGCGCGTCGGGCGGTCGCTCACTGACGGGCGCGGCCTGTTGCCGTGGCAACGCCAGGTTGTTGGAACCGGCACCGAGGTGTTAGAAGACGGCCGCATGGCCTACCCGGTTGTTGTCGTGTTGGTACCTCGCCGTGCCGGTAAGACACTGCTAACCCTTGCCCGCCAGTTGCAACGCATCTCAATGCCAGGGCGGCAGCGGGCGTGGTACACGGCGCAGGATGAGAACGCGGCCGGTAAACAGTTTCGGTTGGAATGGTCACCGATCATTGAGAGCGCCCCGTACTGGCGTGCCCGCATCATCGTTCGGCGGGCAGCTGGTGACCGCGGTTTCTGGCATCGTGAGACGGGTGGCGCGATCGGACTGTTTGGTCCTGCGGTCACCCAACTCCACGGGTTGCGTTCCGATGATGTGACGATCGATGAGGCATGGTCATTTGACACGGCTAAGGGCACGACGATTGAGGATGCGATCCGACCGACGCGGTGGACCGCGGAACAGTCGCAAACGTGGATCGTTTCGGCGGGCGGCAACGAAGACTCGACATGGTTGGATCGTTGGGTTACGGACGGCCGTGCCGCGGTGTTGGAAGGTCGGACGGACGGGTTGGCGTATTTCGAATGGTCCGCGGACGGGGCCGCCGCCGACTATGACCCCGGTAACCCTGCTATCTGGCGGGCCGCGCATCCCGCGCTCGGGTTGACGATACCCGAGCGCGTGTTGCATGAGGATTACGCCACGATGCCTCGCCAGTCGTTCGAACGGGCCGTGTTGAATGTGTGGCCGCGTCCGTCGCTCATCCGCCCTGGCGGGCTTGACCCCGCGACGTGGGCACTGTGTGCCGATCCGACCGCTGCGCCGTCGCGTCATCTGGTGTTCGGGTTGGATATCTCGCGTGACCGGACCCATGCCGCCATCGTGGCGGTCGGTTCGGAACAGAACGGTGACCGTGTGGCGGTTGAAGTGTTGGAACACCGGGCCGGTACCGACTGGTGTGTCGACCGGCTGTCACGGTTGCGGCAACGGCACCGTAACGTGCCGATCGTTGCGGATGAGCTAGTGGCGGCGGGCATCATTGCGGGCTTGACACGCGCTCACATTCCTGTTGAGACAACCGGGGCGCGTGCGATGGCCGCGGCGTGTTCCCAACTGGTCGACCTCGCTAACTCTGGTCTGCTGGTCCACCGCGGGCAGGCACCGTTAGATGCCGCCGTGGCGGGCGCGGGCCGTAGACCGATCGGTGACGGTTGGGCATGGTCACGACGGGCGTCCGACGCCGCGGATATAAGCCCGCTGGTCGCAGTCACACTGGCGGTGTGGGGTTGGTCGACCCTGCCGCGCCGCGGCCAACCGCGGGTTGTAACTGTTGCCAACATCGGCTAATGGTGCTCTAACTACACGGCGTGCGACGACGCCGCCGTTTGAACGCTGCCGCGACCCATGCGGTCGCGTCGCCTCGCACGTTGGATGACGCCATCGCCCAACGGGCGATTTGGCTGGTCACGACACGCGGGCAGGCGATACAGAACCCTGTTGTGATGCGCGCCCGTGACCTGGTGTGTGGTGTGCTGTCGCAGCTGCCGTTCCAACGCACCAACCGCAACGGCGCGACGATGCCGATCGGTTGGTTGGATCGCCCGGACCCGAACCATACCCGCGGTTGGTTCGTGTCGATGATTACGGATGATCTGTTCTTCTACGGGTTTGCATACGCACGGATAACCGTCCGTGACTTCACGAACCGACCGCTCGCGTTGGAATGGGTGCCGTTCACCGCGGCTGTTGTGAAACCGGAGGGCACCGGGCTGTTGTGGCAGCGGCGCGGTTGGGACTTACCGGGTCCGCAGCTGGCCGCGCAAGTCCAAACAGTCGACCTCTTGTGGCGAGACGTTGTAGTGTTCGAATCGCCGTTGACGGCCGTGTTGCAAGCGAACGAGCCGCTGTCGCTTGCTTCCCTGTTGCAATCGGCGGCGGTCCGCTTCGCGGGTGTCGAGATGCCCGCAGGCACGTTGAAGCAGACAGGTGGAGACGACGCCGACGATCCAACCAAACTGGTGGCGGATTTCGAGACAGCACGGCTGGCACACGTCACCGCTTACCTATCGCAGGATTTGGAGTACCACGAATCCACGATGGACCCGAGTCGCTTACAACTGATTGAAGCGCGCTCGTACCAAGATGCGGCTACCGCCCGCGTGTGCAACGTGCCCGCGTTCGCGGTTGGTGTTGGCGTGCCCCATGAGTCGATGACCTACAAGACCGCGGCGACCGCCCGGTTGGATTTGATCGATTTCGGTATTGCTCCGTACCTTGGTTGTTGGGAACAGACGCTCTCATCTGACCAGGTGTCTCCGGCCGGGTCGACCATTGGGTTTGACCTTGAACCGTTCCTACGCACACAGGCGTTGTCGCATCTTGGGGTTGCGGGCGGGCAACCCGGAGACGTTGCCGCCGTTCCAACCGGTCAAGAGGTAGGGTGACTATGGCTGTCGAGTTTCGTTTCCGTGGGTCGTTGCACGCGGTGCCCGATCCAACACCTGACCAGCCGATTCGCCTGGTCGCTGACGCGTTGCCCTACGGGGTCACGGTGCCGCTCAACCAATGGGGCGATACTGTCTCGTTCGATGACGGCGCGGTGACCGTGGCCGACGACCTCGCGCACCGTGTCAAGTTCCTGTTGGATCACCGCGACGACAAGCCGTTTGGGTACGGGGTCCGGTTCGTCAACAGTGACAAGGTGTTGCGGGCCGCGTTCGAGATTCCCCGCGACGAACTAGACGACCCGGAGGTGTTGGCCGCGGTCCGACAGATGCGAAACGGGGTGCGCGATGCCGTGTCGGTTGGTGTTAGTTGGAACGACGATGACGCTACCCGCACCGAGATTGGCAAGGATTGGATCGGACCGCAGTACCACTACGACGTACACAAGGCCCAACTGTTGGAAACGTCGACAGTTGTGTTGCCCCGTTTCGAAGATGCCCGTATCAACGAGCTAGCCGCCACCGCTCAACCCGAACCCAACAGGGAGGAACCAACAGTGCCCGACGACAACAGCGAGGATGCGGCACGCGTGGAGGCTCACCGCGCTGCTGTCATGACCATGCAACCCGTGCGACCCGTCGCCCTTCCCAACTATGACAGCTTCGGCGGTTTCTGCCGCGCGATCGCCAACCGACAGGCGAGCGACGATGACCGCCGTCTCGCATCCCAACTGTTGCAAGCCGCGCTGACCGACCAGACCACCGCGGCTATCTCGGGCCTGTTGCCGCCCGCATGGCTGACCAAGGTGACGCAGCTGGTGCGGGCCTACACGCCGACCGTGGAAGCGTTCTCACGCCAGCCGCTGCCCGACTCGGGCATGACTGTGAGCATGCCGTTCATCTCCAACCAACCGACAATCGCGCCGCAGGCAACAGAGAAGACACAAGTAGCATCGTCAACTGTTGGGGTGTCGCATATCGACGTGCCGGTTGAAACCTACGCAGGTGCGCTCGACGTGTCGATACAGGCCCTTGCCCGGTCAACACCGTCGTTCCTGGAAATACTCATGCAGGGCTACACCATCGCGATGGCGATGCAGTTGGAAGCGGCGGTTGCCGCTGCGCTCGTAACCGCAGTAGCCGCTACCGGTAACGCAACCTGGCCTGCGAGCGAAGTTGGGATGGGTGACCCGTTCGTGGATGTGGCCGCGACCCTGTTGGGTCGGATCGGTCGGCTGCCCGAGGTCGCGGTTGTGTCGACTGACGTGTGGTCCGTGTTGGGCAAGGCGAAGGACTCGACAGGGCGACCGCTGTTCCCAACCCTCGCGCCGTACAACCCGGCCGGGTATTTCGACACGCAGGACACCAGCGGCGCGATTCGTGGACTCGCCTACTATGTGTCGCCCGCGTTGGCTGCGGGCACCGCGGTTGTTGGGGTCCGCGAGTCGTGGGTCACGATGGTTGGACCTATGGGTGTGTTGCAATCGGATGTGCCTGCCCTGGCGGGCCGTGACGTAGGCGTGTACGAGTTCGCCGCGTTCGGTTCACCCGACAACCGTGGGCTTGTCAAGATCACAGGCACGCTCCCGACACCTACCGGCACGGAAGCGACCAGCGCGCACCGTAGTTCTAACAAGTAGCTGTCATGACGTTGCCAGCGTTGCCTCTATGGCCTACCGTCGCTGACCTTGCCGCCCGTCTCGGTTTGGCGGTCGGAACCGACAGCGACTACCTAGAGGCTGCGTTGGAAACGGCGAAGTCAACCGCGGTCCGCTACGGCATCGATGTGACTATGGGTCCCGACACGATGGAACGTTGGACGGGTGTGTTGAAGCTGGCGGGCTACGAGTACGCGACTCGCAACAGCGATCCGGTTGGTGCTGGCGCGCAGCGTTGGATACGGAAAGAGGCGATCACACAGATACGGGGCGCTTCCAACGCCATCGACACTGACGAACCACCAACCGTGACCCCGGTAGGTGACCAGTGACGCAGCCGCTTGACCTTAGGCGCAGAGTGGCCGACGCGCTCGGGCGGTTGGGTTGGCATGTCGCGGTGCGTCCCGCGGACGTGCAACCGCCGTGCTTCTATGTTGTGACGTGGAGTGTGTCTGACAGCGAGGCTGAGCTAGCCGAACCGGGTCGTTGTGTTGTGGCCGCGTGGTGGGTTCCGTTGCGAGGGTTGCAGGACCCCGATGGCGATGATGCCGCGTTGGGTGCAATGGTGACGGCCCTGTCACCGCTGACGCCCGATGTTGTGGTCGCGTCGACGGTAACCCTGTTGGTGAACGATCAACCGTGGCCTGCGTGGCGCGCGGACGTGAGCGGATAGAAAGGTCGGACATGCCGCCTGTTGTCAACAAGTTGAAGGGCACACTCCAACTAGGTGATGTTACGACGGGTACTGCCGTCGAGGCACAAGTCACGGATGTTGGGATCGTGCAAACCGTTACCCGTGACTCGCCTATCACCACACTCGACGGGTCGGTTGTCCACTCACCGGCAACCTACTCGTACGAGCTAACCGGCTCGATCCTGTTGGACCTCACCGTTGGAACAGGCGGCGTGTACACGTTCATTCGTGACAACCAAGGCAACACGGTGCCGTTCTCGTTCCTGCCGGTCGGGGCGGGCGGCTACACGTTTGACGGCACACTCATTCTCGACGGGGTGACGATGCCTGCTGTCAAGGCGGGCGCGGCCGCGTCGGGCACGTTCACGTGGCCGTGTGACACGTTCACCGCGACACCGCCCGGTCCGTGATGGCGGGCACCAAGGTCATCACCAACGCAACCCAACTGCGGCGCGCACTCAAACAGGTACCTGACGGTCTGAAAGACCTAACAACCCTCAACCTAGAGGTAGCCACTATCGCGCTGTCCGCATCCCGACCGCCTGTTGTGTCCGGACAGCTGGCAGGTTCACAATCGGCGCACGCGACCCGCACCAAGGCGCGCATATGGGTACGGGCACCGTATGCCGCGCCGATCCATTGGGGTTGGCCACATCACAACATCCGACCCAACCCGTGGCTGTCGACAGGAACCCAACAGTCAGAACCGCAATGGACGGAACACTTCGCAACCGGCATAACCACGCTGGTCGACAAGGCACAGGAAAGCTGCCAGTCATGACAACGTTTGACCTCGCCAGTGAGCTAGCCGCCGCAGGGTTGGATATCCAACCGCGCATCCTGCCGTATCTGTCCGCCGTCGTGGTGTTCGAGGATGGCCGCGAGCTACAAGTTGCCTGCGACCAGCGCGACCAGCGCCGTGCCCTGTTGCCTCCCAACATCGGCGGCGCGGGCATCGTGTCCACCGAGTCTGATCCTGTTGGATTCCTGCGGGGCGCAGCATGGGCCTATCTCACTCGGCTCGGGCAGTACACGGGCACCTGGCGCGAGTTCGATTCGTCGGTGCCGTTCGTACTTCCCAACTCCGACGCGGAAGAGGGCGCGCGCCCTACGAATCCGGCTACGGCCGGTTAGTTGGAGAACTTGCCGTGGCGCTCCACCTAGCGCCGTCCGTGTTGTGGTTGGAAGACCCACGCGACCTCGCAACCGTGGTAGACGTGTTGTACCAACAGGCCCAAGGTGGCAGCGATGGCAGGTAAACCGGCAATCTTCAAGATCGACGTTGTAACCGACGTTAAGGAAGCCATCGAGGGTTTCGACAAGTTGGGTGCAACTGTCGAGTCCAAGACAGGCGGCGGATTCGACAAGACCAAGGCCGCGATCGCCGGGTTGGGTGTTGCGATCGGCGGTGAGCTAACAGTTGCAACCAAGGCGGCGATGGACCATGAGAAGATCGTCGCGCAGCTAAACAACACGTACACCAACGCAGGCCTGTCCGTGAAGGAAGCGGGCAAGGCGATGGAAGAGATAGAAGCGTCGACGCGCCGCACAGGGCAGGGCACGGAGGATGCGACCGCGGCGTACGGCAAACTGGTGTTGGCCACCAAGGACAGCACCAAGGCGATGGACATGTTGCATGTCGCCCAAGACCTCGCGGCGAAGACTGGCACGGACGTGACCACCGCGGCGACCTCGCTCATCTCTGCCCAACAAGGTCAGACACGCGGACTCAAACAGTTGGGTATCCAAGTCACGGACGCGTCGGGTAAGACACTCGATTTCAACAAGATATTGGAGAACACCAAACAGGCGGTGAACGGTGCCGCCGACGCTGCGGGTGACACGGCTGCGGGCAAGATGGCACGCTTCCACCAGTCGATCGAACAGACACAAGAGAAGATCGGTACCGCGCTCATACCGGCACTGAACAGTCTGTTGACCGTGTTGCAACCGCTGTTCGATTGGTTGGGTAAGAACCAAGCGATCGTTTCGAAACTGGTGCCGCCGCTCGCCATCCTGGCGGGCATCATCCTGGGTGTGGTGGAAGCGGTCAAGGTGTGGACGATGGTGCAGACCGCGTTGGATGTTGTGTTGAACGCCAACCCGATAGGGCTGATCATCCTCGCGATCGCCGCGCTCGTCGCGGGTGTTGTGTTGGCTTACCAGCATTTCAGTTGGTTCCGTACCGCGGTGAACGACGTGTGGAACGTGATAAAGGCGGTAGTCGACTTCATAAAGGACCATTGGCAGTTGGCGGTTGAGGCGATGTTTGGACCGCTCGCGATTCTCATCATGCATTTCGACACCTTCAAACAGCTGCTGTCGGATGTCATCGGGTTCCTGTCGAAAGTAGTCGAGTGGATCGGCAAGATCGCGTCCGCGCCGGTTGGGATCATCGGCAAGATCGCGGGCATCATCCCCCACGCGGGCGGCGGCAACACGCCAACCCAACAAGTCATCGTGATACAGACAACCCCGGGCCGTGACTTTCCCGAGACGGTCTACTACGCGTTGCGCCGCTACCAAATGCAGCACCAGCGCCCCGAGCTCGCGGCGGTGTTCGGGTGACCGGCTGGCAGGATCACGGCAGTTGGTATGTTCGGATCGCGTCCGACTGGCAGGGCGGGAACTACGTGGACGTGTCGCATGTTGTGTCGTTTCAGTACCGGAGTCTCAACCTGTCGTTGTTCTCGAAGTCGGTGTGGGGTGACACGGACCCCGGGCACGGCGCGATCGTGTGTCGTGACATGTCGTTGTACCCGTCCGGTTGGGTTGCGGTTGGTTGTTACGTGTGGGCCGCGTGGCAACCGACAGGTTCGACACCTGACCAGTGGTGGTGGTGGGGCGGCATGATTGACAGTGTGTCCGCGCCCGAGCTAATCGACGGGGCATACGAGTACACGGTTGGGATTGAGGATGTAACCGCCCGACTGTCGCTGGTGTCCGCAGCGTTTCCCGCGCAGACCGTGCATGACCGGCTGGTGGCGGTCGCGCAGGCCGCGCAGTTGGGTTTCCTGACCGACGACATAGACAACGATCTGACACCACTACCGGCAACCGACACCCCGGTTACCCTCATGGTTGCGTTGCAGGATGCCGCGTTGGACGGGGTGAGTTGGGTTGACGCGCTCGCACCAGCGGGTGTGCCCCGCGCCGCACTCCACTACCGGCAATGGTCCCACCTGCCCGTGTCAACCCTCACCATTCCATTGGACCAACGCGTGCAAGGCTCAACCGTGGTGGAAGGCATCGACCAGATGTGCAACAGCCTGCTGGTCGATTGGACAGGCGGCACTAACACGTACCCGGTTGACGCGTCTATCCAACAGTATGGGCAACGCCAACAGCATGTTGCCACCCACCTAGCGACACAGGAACAGGTGACGTTGTTGGCGGGCGCGTTTCTCAACACCTACGCATGGCCAGTCGAACGGTTGGATGGGTTGTGGTGCCAGTCGGGTAAACGGTCGTTGGGTCCGTTGTGGGACCCCACGTGGATGCGGATACCACCCGACGCGCAGCTAGACACGGTGCGACCCAACAGCGCACCCGACGCGTACCGGGTCACATCGGAACAAGGGTTTGTGACGGCCGGGTCCTGGTCGGTTGTTTGGACGGTCGCACCGTTCATCACGCTCGGGTTGCCGCAGGCATGGCAGGATGTGGACCCGGCAACCGTGTGGTCCGCGGTGCCGCCGTCGATCACGTGGGACAGTTGGGATAGTCAGACACCATTGCGAGAGGTCGACCATGCCGTCGCTGCGTAGTGCCACTAGCTCGCTCATGGGCCTGCCCTACCCGGTGCCGTCCGACCCGGTACACATCCACGCGCAGGATCATCTTGACCTTGTTACCCGGTTGGAAGCGATCCGGTTGGTTGGGACTGCCACCGCGACGTTCAACTGGAAACACGCGGACCCGTCGACAGGTGTCAACACCCCGGAGTTTGCGCTAGGTGTGATGACGCCGAGTGCCGCCCCGTTTGACGGGGTTGCGTTGGTGACCGTCTGTACGGAGTTGTATATCGAGAACGACCTAGCCGCGAGTTCGGTTGGGGGTGTGTACTGTTACACCAACTCGTACGCGGGTGGGACACCGCCCGGTTACGGTTTCAATTTCGGTCACCCGCTATGGACGATCAATGTGCCGCAGTCTCAACACGCGTGGATTGGTTGGCCACCGTTCACGTGCATCTGTCCTGTTGGTGCGGGCGGGAAACCGGATCTACAGATGCGCTACGGGCACGGCGCGGGGAACTATGCGGGTGCGCGCGGCGTCGCGGTCTGCCAGTACCTGCCATCCACGTTTGCAACGATGCCGCCGAGTTAGGAGCGTCATGTCTTACACCACGATTCACCAGTGCGCCTACGACGCCGCGTTCGGCGGGCGTGTCGACGCGTGTGTTGCCCAACAGCAGAAAGCACGCGGCGAGACAGTTGACCCGTCGCCGTTGTCATGGCCGATGCGTTGGAGTGTTGCGAGCGCGTCCGACGTGGAAGCTGCCTACGCGTCCGCGTTGGAAGCGGACAATCCCAACCCGGGCGGCGACCCGGCCGTCATCAGTGACGGCATGATCCTTTCCAACGTACAAGCGGGGTGGCCTAATGCCTGACGACTTCGTGTTTGGAGATTCGACGTTGGATGACGCGGTGGACGCGCTCACAACTGTCGAACAGGTGCGGGCACGTGTGAACGAGCGGCGCGCCTTGCGCGGCCTGCCGCCGCTGCCGGAGGTCGACAATGGGTGACGTTTGGTTGTCCGATCTAGGGAACGTGATACGGGGCGCGGGTCTGCCGGTTGTTGAGTATTCGGGTTGGCAGTCACGGTCGCGGGACAGCGGCGGTTACGAACAGTTGCGGGCCGTCATCGTTCACCACACCGCTTCCAACCCGGGCAGCGACGGTGAAGGTGACGCCGCCTACATTGCGGAAGGTTCCGACATCGCGCCGATCGCGCCCTTACTGTTGGATCGCGAGGGCCGGGTTTGGGTGTTGGCTGCGGGCGCGTGCAACCACGCGGGGAGCGGCGGTCCGATCGGCCAGCTGCCGCAGGATGACGGCAACCGTTACGCGATCGGCATTGAAGCGGGCAACAACGGTGTGGGTGAACCGTGGCCACAGATACAGACAGACAACTACGTACGGTTGGTTGACGCCCTGTGTGCCCGCTACAACATCCAACAGGTAACGGCCCACCGCGAGTATGCCCCGGATCGTAAGATTGATCCCGCGGGCCAGTCGCCGTGGGCGTCCGGTTCGAACATGTGGGATATGGACGCGTTCCGTGCCGACGTGACGGGCGGCGGCACGCCACCAACCCAACAGCCGCCAACCCAACCGGGCGCGTGGGTGTACCCGGGCGAGGTCAGACTCGGCATGATCGGCCCGACCGTGTTGGAATGGCAAGAGTGTTACATCGCGCACGGGGTCATCGCGGACAACAGCGCGAACCGTGACAGCTACTACGGCCCGGGTATGGAAGGCGCGACGTTGGATTTGCAGGTGTCGTGGGGTTGGTCCGACGCGGACGGTGTGGGAGGTCCGCACACGTGGAACCACCTGACAACGCATCCCTGTGCCACGTGCGGACGCTAGGGTCGTGCCCCGGCTGGCGCGCTGGTGTGGCGCGGCCGGTATCGGGGCGCTCGGTGCGTGTGGCGCGTTCCTAGAAACCAACAGCGAGGGCGTCGCCGCGGCCGTGGTGCTCGCCGCGCTCGGTGGGTTGTTGTTGGGTGTGGCGCTCGCCGTGGCACTTCGTGACAGCCACGGTGTACAGTCCGACTAGGCATGGTGTGGCATGGTTGGGAAGCCATAGGCTCACCACGCGAAACGGCCCGCTAGCCGTCTGGTCAGGGCTAGCGGGCCGTTCGTGTTGCGTATAGTGTCGCGTGTGCCGCCCTACCTAGCCGGGGCGGTTGTCGCGGCAAGGTCTTCGTGTGGCGCGCGGACCTTGTCCGCGGCACGTTGGAAGCGGGCACGCCGCGGCTGGTCATGGCGCACGGTTGGTGCCACCGTGGCAGCTGCCGCCATCCACGGCAGATACCCGTAATCCAACTTCGCGATGTTGGCAGCCTTGGTGCTGTCGCTCACCTTCGCGTACATCTGCGTTGTCTCCACCGACTGATGACCGAGGAGGTCCGCTAGCCCTAGGAGGTCACCCGTCCGCGCGTAGTACTCGGTGGCCATCGTGTGCCGCAGCTGGTGCGCGTGGCTGTCCGACAACCCAACCGCCGTAAACGCTTGCTTGACCTTCCGTGACAGGTGCTTAGGAGTCCACACCACACCAATAACCGGCGCGTCTGGCTCACCCCGGACCGCGAGGTAGTAGGCCAACGCGTCGTGAATGTTCACATACCGCGTCACGTTGCCCTTGCCGTGGATGCGGATACGCCGCGCCCCACGGTCAACATCACGCCAACGCAACCCGGCACACTCCATACAACGCAACCCGGCAAACAACATGAGGGCAATGGTGCGCCCGGTAGGGGTGTCAGGGTCCGCGAGGGCTAGCACGGTTGCCGCATCCTCGCGGTTGAGCGGCTGCGGGAGACTCTTGGTCTTCTTCACCGGTTCGAGTGTGGCCGCGGGGTTGGTGCGTAGGTAGTGCTCAGCCACGGCCCACGCGTAGAACTTGCTCAGCAGATACTTCCAACCCGCGAGTGTGTTTGCCGTAACCCCGGGTCCGTCCGTGGGCGGTTGGTTGCGCCCGTTGTGTACTGGCTTGCCGGAATCGTCGCGCTTGTACCCGCGCCGCTGGTCCAACCATGTTTCCAGCTGGTCAGCTGTCAGATGCTTCCACGTCTCACCGGGGTGATCGTTGAGGAACGCGCGCAGCTTCGCGCGTTCTTTCTGTTGGGTCGATGGCGCGAACCGCTTTCGTTCCATCGTGAGGATGTAACCGTGGAGTAGCGCGGTGTGGTCCGCCCCACTCTTGTACCTAGCCATATGTGACCGTAATCCGTTCCGTGTGGGTCGGATCACAACGCGTGGCGTGTAGCTGGTGGCGTGCCCTTGCGCGGTGGTCCGACAGGTTGTAGTTACGGAATCCACGTACCGAGTGCTAGTACTGACCAGCGGTTACGTCAATACCGGAGAATCTACGTAAGTGCTGGTCAGGGCTTGTGCTCGGTACCCGTATTCCGCCCGGTACTGTAGCACGAAACGGAAGTGCCGCCATGCACCTAGCCCTAGCCCTAGCCGCCCTAGCTACCGCAGCTGCCGCAGCCGCCC